TCTTGCACAGCTTATCAATGTCCGCCCCAGACACCGCGTAGAAGTCGATCACATGCACTTCGTTGCGTAGCACCTGATACCACCAGATCGCCGTATCATCGCGGTACCCCAAGTCCCACGCCGTATAGGTCGGCAAACTCGGATCATATTCTACCCTGCCAACGCGATTCTGTTCCGTCGCCTGACGCATCTCAACGCCGTAGTACGCCCCCAGAATCGCCGCCTCAAAGCTGCACTCGTACTCCTGCATGTACTGGTCTTCAGAGATCTGGCGCTTAACAGCCTCCAGCTCCTCATCCGCCAGCAAGCCACTATCACTGGCCTTCAGCGTCAAACTAAACCACTCGTTCGGGTCCAACCGAGCCGTCTGGTACACATCCCAAAACTGGTTCTTGCCCTTCGGCGTACCCCCAAATACCGCCCATCCCTGCTTATCCGACAGCGTAGGACGAATAACGTTACCCCAGACACTCGGCCTGAAATCCCCGTACTCATCCATATAAATGCCGTCAAAACCCAGACCACGCATAGCATCAGCGTTATCCGCCCCAAACAGACGGATCTTAGCGCCGTTCAAAAGCTCAATGGTAAGTTCCGCCTCATTGGCAGACTTCATAATCGGACGCGCAAAGTCCTTCATATAGTCCCAAGCTACGCTCTTAGCCTGACTACGAAACGGCGCAATATACCCATAAAGCGGGTTAGGCCCCTTAGACAGCGCCGCAGCCTTGATAACCTCGTTAACAGCCGCAACCGTCTTTCCAGCACGCCGATGAGCCACCAAACACGCCCAACGCTGCTTACGATTATGAAACGGCATAAACGCCCTACGAGGCGCATAATTGAGCGTTACCTCACGAACTGCCACCTAGTACCCTCGACGCTGACCCATTCCAAACATGCCAGGGTACATCTGTTTCATAGGATTCAGATTCATGCCCATCGGAGGATTCGGCACAGGAGCCGGGTTACGCTGCGGCATCGTTGGCGTCATTTGCGGCATGACCGGCGCCGGGTTAGCCAGCGCATAGGGCGAGACGCCGTCCATATCCGCTGTGTCTTGATTTGGCATAAGCTGCTGCGCCATGTTTTGATTGGTCTTAGGTTTGGCTTGTAGCTGTGCAAATTGGTTTTGCAGCATCTCGTTGCGACTGTCAGCCATCACTTAGGTTCCGCCCAACTCATCTGGATCTCAATAGGACCATCGTTGGCGCCAACATGCTCCGTCCGAGCCAGCTTGGGAACATGATACTCGATCAAGTCCGTAAACGCACCAAAGGCTGCACGCGCACCATCCTCCTGGTAGATCTCATCCAGCCAGGACTGTAGGCGCTCCGAGTTGCCATCGATGAAACTGGCAATCATCAGACGCGCTTCCGTTGTGCTCTTAGTCGTGCTGCCCTTGATCCGACCACGGCTCCTGCGACCCGTAAGGCTAAAGCTGCCCTTATTCGCTACGTCAACGCCCATGAGTCCGGTTCTCCATTGCTTTGCGTATAAGGCATCAAGTCATTTTGGGCAAAAAATTTATGGGGGGGGCCTATGTACATACAGCCACCCCCCCCACCGGGGTTGACCCTGGGGTACCCCTCTATTCCTATCGGACCTATAGGCATTGTCGGGATTTCAGCCATGCGGCCATGCGCGGCCCGTAGAGCTTGGACGCGCGGCATGGCGGCATAGGGCTAGTCGAGGGCATAGGCGCAGCTGGGGCTAGGCGATCGCGGCCATATAGATAGACGCATAGGGATAGGGTCCGGCGGGTCGCATGTGAGCTCCTGGTGCTGCCAGGATAGGGCCGGCGTAGGTCATTCCAAGGTGCCGTTTAGACCCTGTTTTAGAGCCTGTTTTAGACCCCATTCCGTCCCATCCCATAGCCCATCCCATCCCAACCCCTTACAGGGGTTTGGGACGTTGGGACGTTTGTCCCAAAGGCGGAGAAAAGTGTCCCATAGCGACCCATGGTGACCCATAGCGTCCCATGACCCCTTATGTTTGTGAGGAGAAAACCTTTGGGACATGATTGTGCTAGATGGGGATGGTTTTAGGGCTGATTTTGAGGGCAAATGTTCAAAGATGAGGCCCGTCATTTTCCCCATCCAGATTTGCTTGAGTAGTTACAAATGAAACCAGTTACGGGCTGTTACAATCTGTAACAATTCGTGATCACACAACCATGCTTGAGATGCTATCAATGATCATCGCAAACACAAACGGGAACCAAGCCAATGCCTCTCACCACAGCCCAACTCAAAGCGCTTCACGACAAAGCGGTATCCGAAATGACCGGCGACATTATCTTTGACGGGACGGTCACGGTTCAAACGCAACCCGCTCTTGTTCTTGTGCTGCGTTTCAATGCGTTTACGGGACAGCTTGACGACGGATACCTAGCAAACCGTCAAACCATGTTGTTGATCGGCAAACCCATGAAGCCGGCGGAAGCATTGGCGTATTTGATCGCTAACCCTGAAACGCGCTGCGACCCTATCAAGGTCTAACCCTCATCACATCGCGCCAAGCGCCATTGCCTCGCGGCCTAACGGTTGGCGAGGCTTTGGCGTGCAACCCAACAGGAGCCTAAGCCAATGCAAGCCAAGTCTGTCACCTCCGAATATCTCATGGGCATTCGCCAGGGTCGCGAGATGCTGAGACGCTGTGGTCCTGAGATGGCGCGTGCGGAGCTTGATAATCTCAATGCCACGATCCGCATGTTTGGCGGATCTCACCCTGTCGGTCAGCTGCTGCGCGGCGAGCGTGACTTCTGGCGCAACCAAATCAAAATCGGAGCCTAAGCCAATGACCTACTCAGTTGCCTACCGCACTGGCGGAACTGCCCACTGCCAATGGCGCAGAGTGTACGACACGTTCACCACGCTTGAGGCGGCCAATGAGTGCGCCGCTCGCACTGAGCGCATGGGCTACAAGTCTAACGTCTATAAGTCGAATGAACTGGACGCCATTGGCTTGCCTATCGGATGGGATGCGTCAACCGACCTTGACGCCGGCAAGCTCTACTATGGTCGTTATGTGACCGAGTACCACGCCGCATAATTCCCCTTGCATCCTTCGCAATCATCATATCATAATCGCAAACACAAACGGAGCAAAGCCATGAACACCTATAACGGATATCGCAGTTGGAACGCTTGGAACGTATCGCTTTGGATCAATAACGACGAAAGCCTGTATCGCTTCGCCGTGTCGCTTGTGAAGCAATACGGGGTAGGCGTCGGCGCAGTAAAGTTGGCGCAATCGCTGCAAGGGGAGCGCACGCCGGACGGCGCGAAGTACAATCTGACATGCGTGCGCGAAGCTCTGCGCGGGATTGTGTGATGACCAACCTTCAAGCCCTCGAAGCCGCCCTCGGCGCCGGGACGATCAGCCTCGCGCAGATCAGCGCGTGCGAAGCTGTCGGCTTTGAGTTCGACACCGACAGCTTCGACTGCCTTGACGAAGCCGCCGGCCTCAGTGTGCTGGCCGAGCTTGGCCTGACCGCTGCGCCGATCTACTCGGGCCGCGACATTCACGACCTCAACCATGAGGCGGCTCGCCAACGCGCCCGCTTCGCCGGCATCAAGGGGGCTTGATCGTGTCAGACCTTCGCCCCGCGATCGGCGTTCACAAATTCGCTGGCAACACCGATGAGGAGGTCGCCGCCAGCCGGTTAACTTACAACCAAAACTTTGCCGCCTGCGCTAAGGCCGCTGACCTTGCCGTGGCGGATATGCCGAAAAGCCACGACCACAAAGCCCGCAGCCACGCGTGGACCGCTGCCTTCAACAAGGCCGCCCTCGACTTCTAACCCACCCCACATCCCCCCAAAGCCTCCGGCGCTCAGCGTTCGGAGGCTGAAGGCGTAGAGACAGGAGATTGAACGATGCAGTCCAAGGTGTTTTTCCAAGCCGTCCAAGGCCTCTGGAGCCCGATCGCGCAGGCGTATTCCTACGTCGTTTGCGAGGAGTTCGACAGCTACATGGACGCCAAAAAATGGGCGCAGCGCGAGGGCAAGTCGGGAGACCCGACGCTGGCGCTCCTTGAGGTTCGGTCGAAGGTGCTCTGGCGTAGCAGCGAGGCTGAAAAACCCCGCAAAACGCCGAAGCGGCGCAAGGTCGAGGAAGCCCCCGAGCACACAGGAGATGAGACGTGACGCCCACTGAACAAGAAGCTGTCGAGATCGCGAGGATCATCGACCCTATGGCGGCAGAAATGGCTGCGGAAGGCGGCGGTAGGGCGTCGGTGTTCGCGATCCGCTATGATGAGGCCATGAGATTGGCCCGCGCGATCCTGGCCCGAAGACCCGCCCCCACCGATAGTCACCGAGCCCTGGAGGCTG